ATGAATTATATATTTCAAGAACAAGAAGTATATGATAAAATACAAAAAGCTTGGTTTCACTATTTAGTTACTGGAGAATGTTATACGCATAGAGGTGTAAGAAACAATGAGCCTTTTTATGAAATATTAAACCCTTTAGATGTAGACTATGACCTTGATCCAGATTTAGAATTTGTAGAAGATGGAGATTGGGCACTAGTTAGAAAATACGTACACGCATCTACAGTTATTGACGCATATTATGAAAGTTTATCAGAGCAAGAAATTTTAGAATTAGAAGAGCCAAGACATTCTGAAACTGACATTTCTTTTTTATATGCTAACTCATCAGGTAAAGATGAAAATGCATACAGAAATAGATTAATAGAAGTTGTAAATGTATATTGGAAGTCTAGAAAAAGATTAGGATTCTTAACTTACTTTGATCCTGAAACAGGAGACTTTGAAGAAGTAGAAGTTGAAGATGGATTTAGAATGCCAGCAGAATTAAAAGAACAAGGTGCTAAATTAGAATTTAAATGGGTTAATGAAGTATGGGAAGGTACAAGAATAGATGGTAGAATATATGTAAATATAAATCCTATCTTAAATCAAAGATTATCTTTAGACAATCCTTCTAAATGTAAATTACCTATTAATGGTAGAAGATACTCAGATACAAATTCTAGAAATATATCTTTAGTAAAACTTGGTATACCTTATCAGTTAAATTACAACATTTACAAATACAGATTAGAACTTGCAATAGCTAGAAGTAAAGATATTATTGCACAGTTTGATATTAACATGATACCTAAAAAATGGGACATGGATAAATTTATGTACTACGTAGAAGGTACAGGTATTGCTTGGGTAGATTACAATAAAGAAGGTATACAATTAAATCCTCAGCATCAATCTGTATTAGACATGTCTATAAAAACAATTAACCAGTATATTACACTGCTAGAATCTATACTAGTAGAGTGGGAGAAAATATCTGGAGTAAGTAGACAAAGACAAGGTGAGATTGGAGCATACGAAGGTAAAGCATCTTCACAACAAGCTATACTACAATCATCACATATTACAGAAGATCTATTTAGAAAATTTGAAAGAATGGAGCAAAGAGATTTCCAAGCTTTATTAGATTATTCTAAAGAAGCATGGTTAACAGGTAAGAGAGGTATGTTTGTATTACCTGATGGTACAACTGACTTTTTAGATATAAGTAGTTTAGAATATATGGAGGCTAACTTTGGAATATTTGTTTCTGATGCAGGTAAAGATCAAGAAAAACTACAAAACATTAAAGGATTAACACAAGCTATGATGCAAAATGGTGCTAAGCCAGGAGATATAGCTGAGATGTTAGATTCTGATAGCTTTACACAAATTAAGAAAAATCTTAAACTTGCAGACAAAGCAAATGCTGAATTAGAACAAGCACAACAAGAAGCACAACAACAAATGCAACAACAACAGTTGGAAGCACAACAAATGCAATTAGAAATTGATATACTTGAAAATGAAAAAGACAGACAAAAAGATATTGAGATTGCATTAATAGCTGCAGAATCTAAAGATCAATCAGGAGCTAATGCTTTAAATTTAGAAAAGATGGTACAAGACTTTGAACTAAAAAAGAGAGAGCTAGATTTAAAAGAACAAGCATTACAATTAAAAATGCAAGGAGATATGGATTCTAACGCTGTAAAAAGAGAGGACATACAAACTAAAAAAGAAATAGCAAAACAGAATGCTAACAAATCAAGATAGGCGAAGAATCTTAGATCAAGTAAGAGCTTCTGAGTCTCAGGATATAATTGCAGCACTTAGAGGTCAAGTTTCTCCAGCACCTGAACAAGCTGCTATGTCTACACCTGAACCTGTAAATATACCACAATCACCTCAATCTATAGATGTAGATTTACCAGAACCAACATCATTACCATCTAATTTAGTAGATAGTACTACAGCTGAACCTACACAGTTAGCACAAACTGGAGGATTTATTGATTTTATAACTGATCCTCTTAGAAAACGTGTAGCAGAAAATTTAGAGCCATATAGTTATGAAAAACCTTTAAAAAGATTAACTGATGCAATAATATTTAATAAAAAAGATCCTGAAAGACTAGATGCTGATGAAGCTAGACTTGGTCCTATGTGGTGGGCTGATAGAACTGATGACTTTGCAGCTACTACTGAAAGAATGGATCTTTTAAATATGACAATGGGTCAACCTCAAAAATATAATAGTATTGAAAAGGCTATATATAAACCAACTAAAGCAAAAGATCCAGATGCAGAATATTATAGATCAATAGTAACAGAAAATAAAATTAAACAATTAATAAAAGATGATAATTTAGTTCCAGGCTATGGATATGCAGGTGGAGTATTAGGAGAATTTAAAATACAAGAAGGTGAAGATAAAAAAGGTAAATACTATTCTTATTATGACAAATGGGATTTAAATCCTCTTGATCATAGTATTGGAAGTCCAAAAGTTAATAAAATAGTAGACAAAGTAACTAAAGCTGTAGGAATAACACCACCAGAAATATATGGTAGGGTATATTTAAATGATTTAGAAGAAGAACAAACAGTTGGAAGTAAAATAGGTCAAAAAAGAGAAGAAGATTTTAAAAAAAGAGAAGAGGCAGATAAAGAAAAATTTTTACAAACGTATGGATTTACATACGAACAATATTTGGCGGATCCATCTATTGCAGATCAAAAACAAGACGGTGGTCTTAGAAACCATATGATGGAGTATATGAACTACAGTGGTAGAGATACTAATAATGTAAATCTTGTAATGAATGCTATAGCTGAACATGAATCTAAAAATAAATTTGACGAAATACAGGTATCACAAAAAGAAGATGGTACATTATTTGATGGGCCTGGAAGAGGCTTGTTTCAATTTGAAGTAGGTCCTAAAAAAGGAGCTAATACAGCTTTAAATAGAACAGCTAATTTTTTAAAAAGTAATACAGATAAAACTATAAAAGATTTTCCTAACGTATACGATAGATATATTTCTAGTAACTCTCAAGATTTTTCTACATTTAGTAAAGAAGATCAAGAAGGTATATTTATAGGAGACAAAATATTTGGAGGTCCTGAAAGACGAAATGAATTTAACAAAGTAGTTAAAAGAGATACTCCTCCAACACAAGAAGAAGTTTTTATGTATTGGCTTAACAATCATAAAGGAAAAGTTAATAATAAGTCTATAAAAAATCTTACTAAAGAAGAAATAGCTACTGAAAGAAAGAAGTGGAATGAAAGAACAAAGAATATTTTTTAAGAAGTGTTATATAATAAAGATAAAATCAAAAATATAAAAAAGCAAAAACCAATTAAATTAAATACTAAATTTGTAAATTAAAACAATATATATATGGACCCAAATGAAAAAATACAATTAGACGATATTACTTTTGATGATGTTATTGGAGGTGATGGAGTTGACACAGTTGCTGAGATAGAACCTATCGAAGAAGTAGCTGAACAAAAAGAAGAAGTAAAAGAAGAACCACAAGCTGAGCTTGAAGATATTGATGATCAGGAAGAAGAGCTTGAGGAAGAAATAGAAGAGGAAGACGAGCAGGAAGAAGAAGTAGAAGAAGAGTCTGACAAACAAGAAGTTGAATCTACTGAAGAGTCTACAGTTGTATCAGAAATACTAGATAGCTTAGGTTATGAAGGTGAGTATGAAGATACAGCAGAAGGATTAACAGCGATGACTAAAGATATAGCTTCTCAAATGGCAGACGAAAGAATTGATGAAGTTCTTGAGAAATTTCCGTTAGTTAAAAAACATATGGAATATGTATTAGCTGGAGGAGAATCTCAAAAATTTATGAAAGCTTTTGATCCTACTTTAGATTATAATCAAATGGAAATTGCAGAAGATGACGCAAGAAGTCAAAAAGCAATTCTTACAGATTATTTTAATCAAAAAGGACATGATGGAGACTTTATCAAAGAAATGCTAGAAGACTATGAAGATTCTGGTAAATTATTTAAAAAAGCAGAAGCAGCAAAACAAGCTTTAGGTAAAGTACAGGCACAGGAAAAAGAGCAATTAGTAGAACGACAAAAAGCAGAACTACAAGCGCAACAAGAAAAGCAAATGGAGTTTTGGAATGGAGTTCAAGAGACAATTAAAGAATCAAAAGAGTTTGCAGGATTGCAAGTTCCAGAAAGAGAAAAAACAAAATTCTTTAACTATCTCTCGAAGCCGGTAACTAAAGAAGGTTACACACAGCGTGATTTAGATCACTCTGAAGCTGAAATGGAAGTAAAATTAGCTATAGATTATTTAATGTATAAAGGATTTAATCTAGAGAATATTATAAACAAGAAAGCAAAGACAACGGCTACGAAAACATTGAGACAAAAAATAGCTCAAAACGAGGAGACTGTAAAAAGTGCTCGTAAAAGATCAACACGAAAGAAAAGTTTTGATCTAGACAATTTAGATCTCAATATTTAAAGACATACCTTAACAGGGAAATAGGTACCCTATAAAATTTTATAACAAAATGGCAGTAAATGGAACAAATATAAGCGTTCAAAAGACGTTTTACAATGATTCGCAAATGACTGATATGAACAGTCTAGCAAATGCATTGTTGTCTAAACCTACTGAACTGTCTCCAATTATTACTCATTTAGCAGGAAAAGACGATAAAAGATTCCCTCTATCTTTCTTAACAGAAGGAGTTGGTAACACTAAGTCTATTGACCGATTAGAGTATGAGTATCGTGTGGCAACACATAGATTAAGAACGAGACCAGTGGCAACAACAAATGCAAATTCAAACCTAGGATTAGGGGGATCTTCTTTTACATTAGAATTTCCTGACAAACACTTCGTATTCCCATACGTATTAGTATCTCAATCAGGTGCTCAAGCACGTATTATGAAAGAGCCAGAGCAAGTAGCTGGTGGTTCTGCATGGAAGTACACTTTACAATTAGTTAACCCTGCAGCTTCTGCATCTCTTGCAGCATCTGACGCAGTACTAGGAGCACTTTGGGCTCAAATGTATGCACCTGTAGGAGTTGATTTCTCTAGAGGTAATGCTTCTAACTGGGAAACTCCAGGTACAGTAAGAAACAAACTAACTACAGTTAGAAAATCTTACCACATGTCTGGAAACGCTAAAGATTTTGTAGCAGAATTTTCTTTACCAACTAAAGGAGGATCTACTACTAAGCTTTGGATGGACTACGAAGAGTACCTACACATGCTTGACTTTAAAGAAGAGTGTGAATTGTACTACTGGTATGGTCAAAAAACTTACGATTCAAACGGACATACTTACATGAAAGATGAGAATGGACAACCTGTAATCGTTGGACCTGGTTTATTAGAGCAAATTGTCAATACTGACACTTACTCTGTAATGACTGAGTCAAAATTAAAGAACATCATCGGAGATTTATTCTACGGAATGACTGATGCTTCTGTTAAGCAAGTAACTTTGTATACTGGAACAGGAGGAGCAAGAGAATTCGATGAAGCTCTTAAAAGTCACTTTGCTGGATCTTCTGGATCTTTTAAAGTGGGTGGAGAAAACAGATTTATCACAGGTTCAGGACGTAACCTAGGATTAACTGGATACTTCACTACCTATGAGCATGTAGATGGACACACGATCAACGTGGTAAAATTACCAATCTTTGATCATGGTGCCGTGGCGCAAGCTCGTGCAAAACACCCTGTAACAGGATACTCTTTAGAATCTTACAGAATGGTATTTGTTGATCAATCTAATTATGATGGACAAAACAACCTACAAATGATTTCTAAGAAAGGTCGTGAGGCAATGAGATGGTGTGTAGCTGGATCTGTAGTCCCTAGAGGATTCTCAGGATCTGATGCTAGAGCATCTGACATTGACGGGGCGTCTGTGCACATGTTAAAGACAGCAGGTATTGTGTTAAGAAGATTTGACACATCTATTGATATTACGTGCACAGCATCGTAACATAGGCATTAATTTGCGTCTATATATTGGTTTTTGATTAAGGTTGTGGGGATTAATTTCCCCATGACTTTAGTCTTTAATCTAACTCCGTTAGGAGAGTTATTCTTTATATCCTAACAACTTAACCTTAAAAAAAAGAACTGAATTATGAGTAAAAAAGTAACAATTAGACAAAAGGAACTATTAAACCATTTGCCTAAAGCGGTAAGAGCTGAGGCCGTATACAAACTCAGTAGTGTTTATGTAAATAGACAACCTTTAAAACCCTTTACCCCTGAAGAAGAAAAGCAATATATGCAAGGTATTTTAGATGTAAATCCAGATCATACTGACTGGCCTAAATACGCTAGAAATTACTGGGCAGAAATGTCAATACCTATTGGTTTTACTGGGGTAGAATTAGAAATAGGTATGGATGATAATGATTTTCCTTTACAAATAATGGATTACATTAAGTATAGGTTTGCATTAAAACATCCACATGTAGCTATGACTAAAGATGAAATGGATGCTGATTTTAACAAAAGATTTTATATCCAAGATTTATCACGAGATGATAAAGTTAAGAATAATAAAATACAGATGAAAAAAGATGCAGATAAAGAATTTATAAAACTATCTTCTAATGCAAAATCAATGAAGAGAGTATTAAGACTTTTATCTACTGCTAATCCTGATAGGATGACAGAAGATCAAATAGAAAATTCTTTATATGAACTTAAAAATACTAATCCAAAAAAATTCCTTAGAATTGCTACAGATAAGAATTTAGAACTAAAGTCTGAAATCGAAGAAATGGTAACAGCTGGAGTTCTTAGAAAGATTGGAACACAGATAATTTATATCGATGAAGTACTTGGTGAAGACATGGACGACACAGTTGTATTTCTAAAAGATAAAAAGAACTCTGGTAAACTAACAGTAATGAGAGCTAAACTTAAAGAATTAGCATTAGCATAATATGAATGTACAAGAAATGCATTTAGCAATACAGCAAGGAGTGGATAAAATAAATT